CACTAATGACTAGGTTTTGATATAAGCACTTCAAGGAAGCTCAAATTTAAGCTTGCCATTATAAGCACTTACTTCTTTGGTTGTTTTCAAAATCTCAGTTATGATCCGGGAAGCTCTCATACTTTGGACAATAAGTACGTCGCGATGACGCACATAGAATCCTTCGTCAGAGAGAGGTATATCTACTTTTCCGATAAGGTCTCTTAACTTATTAGGTTGAGATCCCATACCGTAATCGTAGAGGGAGTCATAGCTCTTGAGATAAATCTCTTCAGCTCTCCCATATACCTGTAAGAATGGGACTGATTCGATTAAATCAAAGCAGTCCATTCCACCGTCCCTTAGGGATGTTATGTGACAAACCATTTCAGTAGCGAGGTCTCCCAAGCTACCCTTTGTTTTGTCACTAACGATCCTTTCCCTAGACTTTAGATAAAGTTGTTGCACGACTTGGACGGTTACCCATTGCACAAAAAGTGTTTGGTTAACCTTCTTTTGTCACACAATTTTCTTTATCGGAAAGATGGTCTTTACGTAAGCATATAAAGCCTTACCTAGTTGACCTTTCCCTTGTAAAGTTTTAAGAAAGGAGATTACCAAATTAAGTGTAGGTTTGAACTTAGACCATCTGGTCCGGTTCCAACCTAGAACCTTAACAAGGTAATTCCCTAAGTCAGACATCAAATCAGTGTTCCAACACTTATAGTCAAACTCTTGAACGATGATAGCGATACTAGAAATAGTCTCGCACCGTCGTTCATATAGAGCAGCTAAAGGGAAGGGAGATACATTAACACCATGGAGCCGAATTTGCTTAGCAAACTCGAAACCATAAGGTGATTCATGTGTCTTTGAATATTGAATCTCAATATCCCACTCAGCCAGAAGCTTTTTATACTCACTAGCTAATCTATCGTTAGCAATAACGATATCATCACCTAGTAACATATAACGAGCCCGTTTCCATCGCAGGTTAGCCTTTTTACAGGCCTTCCAAACAAGGAAATGGTGTGCTAATGATGTAGAATTAAAGGATGAGTATATCCCCATAGGGTTACCTGTCTTATAAAAGGCAGGGTAACCCTTATAAAAATAGGGAGAACCAACCATTAATTCTTTTCATGAATCAGCATATTCTGAACCGAACCAAATAGATAATATACGTTGGTTTATCACAATTGGAAATCTATCAGTAAAGGCCTTAAGGTCGATACTATGATAAGAACTTCCAAT